TTTGGCAATTATGGTGGTCACTATGCTGACAATTTGCGTAACGTCCATTACTGCACGACCTCTTGCTCGTTCTCGACAACCTCAATCGAGTCCTTGATGTCTGCAGCCCAGCCGGAGATTGCTCGCTCAGTTTCAATCAGCTCCATAGTTAATTTCTGCTGATGTGTGCGCAAAGCCTGTATGCGACTGACCATCGCCTGCGCCTCGACGTGCAGGTCTTCTAACAGGTAGGTTTTTTCGTCGATGGTAATTGTTGGGCGAGCGTTTGACTCTTCAAGACTATGTATGTCGTGTGTCTCAGTGACTTTTGTTTCTTCGCCCATTACCAAGGTACTCCATCACCGCTCACTGGGTTTTTGCTGAGTTCAATTTGATTAGCGACTGATGCTTCGCATGCTTCAACCTGCTCCTCACCAAGGGCTGCTTTAGCCCAAGCAATAGCGTCTGCTTCAGAAATGTCTGCGTAAGCTGTGAAGCTGCCTGCATCTGGTGCTTCTAGCGATATAGTGCCGTAGCAGCGTCCATGATGCTCACCATCTGAGTCGGTACATTGCCAGTGCAGGGTTGTTACAACGTCGCTTAGGTCGCCGTCGGTTAGGGTTCTGTTCATTGAGGATACTTTCCATTGCATTTTTATTCTCCTTCTAATGCCGCTATGCGGGTTGTTAATGCTTCAATCAGGTCTTGTTGTTCTTGCATTGCTTTGACCAACACGCTCACAAATCGCTTGTAGTCAACTGTCAGCGGGTTATTTTCATCGTCAAGCCCGACTAGCTCTGGTACAACCTCAGCGACTTCTTCGGCTATTAAACCAACGTCTGTGCGCCCATCATCCTTGTACTCAAACATTCTTGATTGCAAAGCATTTACCGCTGCCAAGCCGTAGGTTGTGTTATCGCGGATGTTTGTCTTAAAACGTTCAGATGAGGTGTCATACGACACTACCGAAGTCCCTGTGTGGTAGCGTAAATCGGCGTTACCTCCACTATTTGCTATGTAATCCATAACAGTGCCAGAACTGTCAATCGCCATAGCGCGGTTAGTGCCAAGTCGCCATGTGAAAGAACTCGCTCTTGTTTCTGCGCTCATATACGCAGCAGCAGTTAGGTCATAGTGCTGGGTGAGATTGTTGTCTGTGCTAAATTCAGGAAAAAATTGTATGGTGGCATTGCCGCTATCACTAATTGCAAATTTTGCACCACCTGCTGATGAATGGCCTACGGCTACGCTGCCACTGCTTTCGATTCGCGCGGCTTCTGCTCCACCCGTATCGAACGCTAAAACATTTGCTGACGCTCGTCTTATGCCCGTGCCCTCATTACCGACAAAAGTGAATTGCGGATAACCCCCCGTATTTCTATCTGTTTGGTCTCCTGATACGCCTTTGATTAATGCCGCACCTGTTGCATTGCCAGCAAGTATAAGGTCGCCGCCGCTGCTGATGCGTAAGCGTTCGACTGCATCAGCCGCTCCATCCGGAGTTGTCCAAAACGTCAATCGACCCGGATAGTCAGTGTTACCCCATTGAGCATCGGACTCACCTTTAATCTTTGCGCCTACTCCATTCCAATCGGTTGCGAAGTAAATGCGACCAAGTTCTGCATTGGCTGCTGGCCAACTTGTGTCGTGATTTAACGCTATCGTCGGCGTAGTGTCTTCCAGCGTAAGAAGGTACTCAGGGCTGCTAGTCCCGATGCCCACGCTGTTTTCAAAATCTGCTGTTTGCGCAAAAACAGAACCCCAGCGATTTGTTGAAAGACCCAACGACCAGCCGTTGTCAGTTGTGGGGTAAATGTATCCGTCTGACGTTATCGAACCTTGCACAGAAAGTTTTTCTGAGCCAGCCGCCGAACCAATTTTTACCTTTTCCGAACTATCAATCGTGATAGCTATGGCATCTGCGTTATCGTCGATACCGGGGCTAGTAAAGCTGCCAGTAAACGTCGGATTCGCCAAAGGAGCCTTAGCATCTATCTGAGTCTGTATGGCAGAAGTTACACCGTCCACATAGTTAAGTTCAGCAGCGGTGCTGGTTACTGTGGTGCCGCCAATCTTCAGCGTGGTGATGTCGGCGGCGGCAATCGCGGTGGTGCCAGTGAGATCCAGATCAACCAGGGCGTCGTAAACGGCAGCTCCGCTGCCCGCGCCATCTGTTGCAATGACTTTCACAGCACCCGCAGCAACCGCCACGTTCGCTCCACTTCCCTGGCTAAACGTCAACGTGTAGCTGGTCGCATTTTCTATGAACCACAACTTAGAGATCGTGTTGGGCGCAAGTGTTACCGTGCAAGCCTGACCGCCGCCGGTACACTTCAAATACATAGATCGAGCTTCGTCGCTCGTGCCGTCCTGTAACGTAATCGTGTGCGTGCTTGCGTTAGCAATCGCCTCAGAGCCATAAGAAAAAGCTTCCGCTAGGTTCGTAATAGTGGTGTTTAGCAAGTCGCCCCATTGACCGCTATTACCGCCGGATTCTTGTAAGCGCAAACGTAAGTCGTTAGTAAACGTATCAGCCATTGTTATTTCCTATGCAGCTTCTTGCCAATTAGTGCTCGCAGATGGTTGTTCTGTGTAGCTAGTGCTTGTACTGCTTGCCGCAGTGAATGAAGTAGATGCAGCTGACGCAGGCGTATAGCTCGTGCTGGCCGCTGGCTGCTGGGTATATGTCGTTGATGCGCCAGACTCAGGCTCCCACTTTTCGCGGCCTGATACGCTGACGCGAGATGACGCCGCGATTCTTGCAGCGCCAAAGTGATACTCGCCGCCAAGGATTGTGACGGTTGATGTTGCTGTGATCCTTGCTGATGCCGCGACGATAATTTGCGCGGATGCAGCGACGCTGCTGCTTGCCGCAATGCTTGCGGCAGCATCTGAAACGCGCTCACCGACTGCGGTGACGCTGCCTGCAGCACTGATCGCGCCCGCCGCTTGAGCGATACGAAACGCTGATGCAGACGTGCTAGACGATCCAGTAATCGTTGCCCCTGCCAGTGCGACTCGCTCGCCAGCTGCGCTAACAGTAGACGAGGCTGTGATTGTTGATGCGCCAGCCGCGAGACGATGTCCCGCAGCGGTGACAGTAGACGCCGCAGTAATCGCAGCACTCGCATCCACAACCGTGACAGCTGACGCCGAGACGCTGCTGGCTGCTGTGATTGTTGCCGCTGCGCTTTGTACCCTGGACGCTGTTGCCGCCAGGGTAGACGCTGCCGTAAATGAGCTAGAAGCAGGAACAACGCGATGAGCGCCACAACTAACGCTCGCAGTAGCCGTGATGGCAGCTGCCGCGTGCTGGACGCGAGTGCCAGCGCAAGCGAGCGCACCCGTGGCAGTGATCGTTGAAGAGCCATCTTTATAGCTCCATACGTTCCACTTGCCAGAGTTGTAACTGCCATTGCCGTAGCCCTGGCTCACTAGTCGAGATCAATGTCGAGGTCACCCGCATTTATGCGGAAGACATCGCCCGTGCTGATGGTTTTGCTTGCTGTGAGGTTGTTCCAGGCTAACAGGTTGGTGGAACCTGATGATGAGTCGAACACCCCGACAGCAACCACAGTCCCCCAAGAGCCTGTAGCCGTTGGCCACTCTACCGCAGAGGTGTTGCTGGCTTGAGCGCCGGTTGTAGTAAACGCGCAGCTTTGACGCGCGTATGCGCTGCCGCTTAATTCAGTGCCGCCTCCGGCGTCTGTTGGTGCGGTTGTATAGAGCGCCAGATAAACGGTGCCAGGACTCGAATACGCTGTATTGCTGAACGTATGCGCCAGCAGCTTGTTCTCTAAGTAGTCACTAAAACCAGCCATTGTTAACTCCTATTGCAGCGCAGCCGCGCGCATTCTTACGCTCGTCTGCCCGCGAGTGCGTTGGTCGCTGACGTAGAGGTCTTCGATTAGTTTTTGGTAAAGGCTCGCCCAGGTGGCCAGCCTTTCGTCGTCTCTCAGGTATGGCGCGCTTTGAATCAGAGCGCCGTACAGGTAAATGTCTGGCGCCAAAGTCAGCAACCAGTTGGTGGTGTTGGAGTCAGAGAGAACGGGGATCTTTGCGTAATAAACAATTTCGCCTGTGTAGCCAGTACTCGTGTTATCCGGCCTTGGGTGAACCTGTATCTCTGTCCCAACGTGTGTGAAGTGCGTCGGTGTGCCGGTCGCTCTGCTGCTGACTTTTAAACCGTTTAACGCCTCGTTTGTCACATACTCCATTTGCCGGACAGGGTCTGTCTCTAGGATCAGGGACACGGTCTGTATCCAATCCCCTGGCGTTGCGGAATACTCGCTGTCGATTGTTGCCGTGGATCTGGTCACCATAGAGCGATGA